TAAAAAACTATTATAAATAGATACAGAGGAATTAACCTCATGCTAAATTATTAGGAGAAAAATAATGGCAATTACATATAATATCGCGGATGCGTATACTGGAAAAAGAACCACGTCTATGCCAGATCCAGATAACGATGGTGAAACAATTGAGACTGAAGTTGATGTAACTGATGTTGAAGTAGTATTTACTGACGATTCATACTCACCTAACAAAACTCATACACGCACAGTTAATGTTTGTTTTAATGCTGAAGGCAATTACGACAACACTGCTACATTAGCTAGGGTTGAAGAAGTTATGGCTGGAGTAGAACACAAAATGGCGCTTGGCGTTATTGCTTAATAGAGGACTAAAAAATGGCAAAACCTAACTCAAGAACAACATTAATTGATTATTGTTTAAGATCATTAGGTGCGCCTGTTATTGAAATTAATGTAGATGAAGATCAAATTGAAGATAGAATCGATGAAGCTTTTCAATTTTACAATACATTTCATGCAGATGCCATTGAAAAGGTCTTTTTAAAACATCAAGTAACTGGAAGCACCTTAGCTTTATCAGCATCTGTTGCTGAGAATTTTACGGTAGGTGAAACCATTACCGGTGGAACATCTGGAGCTACGGCTATAGTTCATAACACTACTGCAGGTTCAAACTTAGTATATGATTCACTAGGTAATCCTAATTTGCCTTTCCAGGCTAATGAAGTAGTAACTGGAGGTACTTCTAGTACAACCGGAACCATATCTTCTATTACTTTAGGAGATATAGAAAATGGCTATCTTCCTACTCCAGACTTGGTTAAACAAGTAACGAGAGTATTTCCATTTAATGAGAATCACACTACTGACATGTTTAGTATTGATTACCAATTACATTTAAATGATATATATTCATTAGGATTCATGGGGAACTTATCAGAATACTATATGACACAATCTTGGTTATCGCTATTAGATTTAATAGTTGATACAGACGATAAACATATAGATTTTAATGTCCATAGAAACAATCTAAGAATAGATATGAATTGGAAAACTGAAGTTGTTATTGGTTCATACATTATAGTAGAATGCCAAAGAGTTTTAGATCCAGACGCATACACTGATGTATATAACGATTACTTTCTTAAACGATATGCCACAGCATTAATTAAAATGCAATGGGGTATTAACCTATCAAAGTTTGAAGGAATGGTAATGCCAGGTGGCGTTACATTTAACGGACGACAAATCTTAGAAGACGCCAAAGAAGAAATAAAAGAATTAACAGAAGAAGCTCGCTTGGTCTGGGAAGATCCAATCGACTTTATGACAGGATAAATAAATGCCAAGAAGCGTTTACTTTTCTCAGGCTGTAAAAACTGAGCAGAATTTATACGAAGACTTGATCATAGAGTCTCTTAAGATATATGGTCAGGATGTCTATTACTTGCCTAGAACAATGCTTAATAGAGATGATATATTAGGCGAAGATAGTGCATCAAAATTTGATGATGCGTATATGATTGAAGCTTATATTGAAAACGCAGAAGGGTTTGAAGGTTCAGGGGATTTATATTCTAAATTTGGATTAGAAATTAGAGACGAAGCTAATTTTATTATCTCTAAAAGGCAGTGGGAAAAACTTATCGGTTTTTATCAAACAAACGATGTTAATCCTACACCAGAATCTGGTGATCTTTTATTCTTACCAATGACAAACAAGTTCTTTGAAATTATGTTTGTCGAACATGAACAACCTTTCTATCAATTATCAAATTTACCAGTTTATAAACTACAATGTAGCCTATACGAATATAGTGATGATGATTTTGAAACAGATGTTGTTGCTATTGATACAGTTCAAGCTAAGAACTCATACGTACAGACAATGACAGTATCTTTAACTGGTGGTAATCACTTTGAAGTTGGAGAGACAGTATCGCAGATAATATCAACTGGTCCTACAGTAACAGTAACTGGCGAAATACAAACTATTATTAAAACTTCAGATATTGCTGCTGATATTAGCGTAAGTAATATCGGGGTAACTGGTTCGGAAGGTCAAGGGAAGAACTTCTTGGTATCTCCTACATTAGGTTTGGTTGGAGGAACTAGTAGTAACACATGCTATATAACAGACATTGTTACTATAGGCGATAAAGACGATGCTAATACATTTGCATCAGATGGCCAAGCAGAAAATGTACACTTTGAAATTGAAGGTGATAACTTTATAGACTTTACCGAATCTAATCCATTCGGCGATCCATCGGAGACTTATTAATGTTTGGAGATCATTTCTATCATGCTACATTGCGAAAATCAGTAGCAGTATTCGGAACTATATTTAATAATATAGGTATTGTTAGAAAGAAAAGTGATGGTAGTGTTATTAATCAAGTTAAAGTTCCATTAGCATACGGACCTAAACAAAAGTTTTTAGCTAGATTAGATGCTGACACTATGAACGACGCATCCTTTGCAATTAAACTTCCTAGGATGTCATTTGAAATAACTGGATTAGATCAAGATTTAACGTCGAAGTTAAATAAAAGAGCTCAGATTAGTGAGAACCATGCAAGTGATTCTACCAGAAAGAAAACTGTTAAACAACAAACCACATATTCAATTGGAATGCAATTGAATGTTATGGCTAAAAACCAAGACGACGGTTTACAAATTATAGAACAAATACTTCCGTATTTTCAGCCAGAATACACTGTTACAATTAAACCTATTGATGGTTGGACTACATATAAAGAAGATGTACCTATTACGCTAACAAGTGTTGCTATAAATGATGAATACGAAGGTGATTTTGCTAGCCGTAGGGTATTAACATACACCTTAGACTTTACAATGAAAATGAGATTCTTTGGACCAACACAGAATCAGTCAATTATTAAAGAAATTGATATAGACTTTTTTGACAAAGATAACACAGGCCAATTTTTAGAAGGAATTAACTTAGCAGTAAATCCTAAAACTGCTAGTGAATCAGATAATCATACTATAACAACAACATATGATTATTTAAATGTTCCAGATAGTTTTGTATTATCATTAACTAATATATCAGACACGTTTCTTATAGGAGAAACTATTACAGGAACATCATCAGCATCTACTGCTGAAATAACCGCTATAAGTGGTTCTACAATTACAGTTGACACAACAACTGGTTACTTTTTTGAGGATGAGACTATTACTGGATCTGCAGATAACGTAACTGCTACTATTTCTAGTTATACATAAATACTATTATGAAGAAAGATAAAATGATGGATAGTTTGGCAAAAAATTTACCTCAGAAATCTGAGAATAAATTACCAGCAAAAGATCAGATTGATACTAAAGATATTAAAGATGATTATGAATTTTCCAGAAAAACTTATAAAGATTTAATTAATACAGGGATGTTATCTCTAGATTCACTTGCACAATTAGCTCAAGAATCTGAACATCCTAGAGCATTTGAGGTATTATCTAAGGCTATTAAAGATATCGGTGATACTACTGATAAACTAATGGTACTACAGAAAAGTAAAAAAGATTTGGTCGATAAAAAAGGACCATCCCGTGAAGTGACAAACAATAACTTATTTGTTGGAAGCAGTTCTGATTTACAAAGATTATTATTAAAACAAGATGAAAGTAAAATTATAAATGAGCCAAATAAAGAATAACGAATTCGGCTATTTAGGTAATCCTAATGTAAAGCGAGACGGAGTTGAGTCAGAGTTTAGTATTGACGAAATTCACGAGTATAAAAAATGCATGCAGAATCCAGCATACTTTGCAAAAACATATGCTAAGGTTATATCACTTGATAAAGGTTTAGTATCATTTGACTTATGGCCATATCAAGAGGATATGTTCGACCACTTCCATAAAAACCGATTTTCTATTGTTTTAGCATGTCGACAAAGTGGTAAATCTATATCATCAGTTATATTTTTACTTTGGTTTGCTTGTTTTCACCCAGAAAAAACCATTGCTATATTAGCCAACAAAGGTGCAGTTGCTAGAGAGATGTTAGCACGTATTACTTTAGCTTTAGAAAATTTACCCTTCTTTTTACAGCCTGGCTGTAAGGCTTTAAATAAAGGATCTATTGAATTTAGCAATAACTCTAAAATTATTGCTGCAGCAACCTCTGGTTCTTCTATTCGTGGTCTTTCTATTAACCTATTGTTTTTAGATGAGTTTGCTTTTGTAGAGAACGATGCACAGTTTTATACATCTACATATCCAGTAGTATCATCAGGTAAAGATACTAAAATTATTATAACATCTACTGCAAACGGTGTAGGTAATGTGTATCATAAGCTATGGGAAGGTGCTGCAACTAATACAAATGAATTTAAACCTTTTAGAGTTGACTGGTGGGATGTACCAGGAAGGGACGAAGAATGGAAAGAGCAAACAATTGCTAATACTTCATCTCTTCAGTTTGATCAAGAGTTTGGTAACTCATTTCATGGTCGAGGAAACACTCTTATTCCGGCCAATGAGCTATTAGCACAAAAGGCTTTAGATCCAATATCGTTTACTGAAAATATATTTGTATATGAAAATCCAGTAGAAAATCATCAGTATATAATGACAGTTGATGTTGCTAAGGGAAGAGGCTTAGACTATTCTACGTTTACAATTATAGATGTATCAGTAGATCCATTTAAACAAGTGTGTGTATTTAGAGATAATAACATATCACCAATACTATTTCCCGATCTTATATACAAATGGGCTAATCATTATAACGAAGCATATACTATTATTGAAAGTAATGACCAAGGTGCAGTAGTCTGTAATGGTTTATATTATGATTTAGAATATGAAAACATGTACGTTGAGTCAATGGTAAAACGTAATGCTCTTGGTGCTACAATGACCAAACGATTAAAACGAATAGGTTGCTCAGCAGTAAAGGATCTAATTATGGAGAAAAAGCTTCATATTATAGATGCTAATACTATTATTGAAATGAGTACATTTGTAAATAGAGGATCATCATGGGAAGCTTCGGGTAATAACCATGACGATTTAATGATGAATTTAGTATTGTTTTCTTGGTTTACTACTACTGATATATTTCATGGTATAACTGATATAGACATGAAAACACTTTTATATAAAGAGCAACTTCAGGCTATACAAGATGATATG